AACACTGGTGTGATACCCCCAGTGTTTCGCAATGCGAAGAAGGAATCGCCTACAAACGAAGATATAGCGCAAGGACAACCTGAGCTGTATGAAGAGCCTGAGAGCGATGAAGAAAGAAATTTCCGTGAACAGGATGAGTATTTGGAAGAGCAATATCGTGTTTATTACGCGACAGAGCTGGATAAGAACATGAGAATCTATGAAACGGAGATGTCTTGGGCTGAACAACTGGAGCGCATCGAGCACAAAGTGTCAGAGCAGATGGACGGAAGAAGGCAAGCTTATAAAACAATGAGACTGTCAAATACAGGGGCTTATGGAAAACACGTGAATCGAGCCGTAAAACGGGGAGTTTTGCGGAAAGAAAGCCCTTGGACATGTAGCAAATGTTTTACAATTCATGAGAAGCGAGGTTATACTTGTACTAGCTGCGGATTCGCCTTAGTCAAATTGACTAAGGAAAGAGTTAGCGACATAGAGAGAGGAAAAACTGTTGCACTCCAGGAATTGAGAAAGAAAATGCCTCAGGAGATGGCCGAAAAAGTGGTGGCTCACATGGATGAAGAGGCGATGATCGCAAGAGTTGCACTAGTTGTAACTGATATGCTAGAGAAGCGCCTCGCCAAAGACAGGATTTATCCTGATCTGCCTGAAGAAGCGACTATTAGATTAGACCGAGCGTTCGCGCAAAAACTGAAGACTGAGCCTAGCGCCCCAAAGTGGGAAGGAGGGCAATTGCATGTGAGATGCGATAAACTGGTAACACAGCGATACGTCATGGATCAAGCAAAGTCTGATCGAGAGGGAGCGGTTGTGCTGAAGAGCAATCCAATCCCTATCGCGAACGTTGAATCTAAACCGTCAAGATCAGCCCTGCGCAGAGCACGGAAGAAGGAGACTCAAGCTGTACCGGCGAATGGTCAACCCTCGGAGTGTTTAAACTCGAAATCCCCAGCGGGAGCTGGGGTGCCTACTACGAGTGGACTGAAGAGCGAGAGTTCTCAGAGAGAAGCATCGAAATTGGACGTTCTAGCTGCACCTTCAATGGAAGTGCACCTAAGAAAGAGTCAAGCAAGTGGAAGCAACTCTGTGAAGAACACCCTGAGTACCGCCTGTATGCATGGCCCCCAAGGACCCCTGAAGCTGAAAAGCGAAGCTTCAAATTGCAGTGCGACCGCCATATTGTCGAATTCGAAACACCAGAAAAAGGAGAAATAGAAGCGTCAGACAAGCGCATATTACCCCTGTACTTGGAGCACGATCTGCCCAAGTTTCTGATGAGTTACGATAGGCAGGAGTGGAGCAGAGAAATTGACAGGATTAAGGACCACATAAAGCCTGAAGCTAGCCCTGGCGTCCCATGCGCAATCACTTCCAATAGAAATGATAAGCTCATGGAGATAATGGGTGAGCGGCTAAATGATGCCGTCCTGGATCGTGTCGAGAAGCTGCGAGCTACTGATATAGAGGAGCTACGTTTAACGGATAGAAGGAAGAGAATGGATGATGGTTTGATGGATCCAGTGCGTGTGTTCGTGAAGAACGAACCCCACAAGATAGAGAAAATCGAACAAGGAAGAGTCCGCTTGATAATGTCAGTGTCAATTGTTGACAAGATTATAGAGATGCTGCTTTCACGGCACCTGTGTAAACTTGAGATACAGAATTGGCGAGATATTCCGTCAAAGCCTGGGATCGGTTTCTCGGAGGGTGATAACGCCGCAGTGTATGAAGATATACTTGGCTGTGGTCTACCAATGAGTTTTGCTGATATACAAGGATGGGACTGGAGTGTCAAAGCGTGGATGATTGAAGACGAAGCAGAGAGTGCCATTAAGTTGGCCCGGCAGACGTCTTTAGTCTGGAGGCACCTGATGAGAGCGAAAGCTATTCTGGAATCTGAAACTGTGTTTCAGTTTTCAGATGGAGTCATGGTGATGCCGATCTACAAAGGCATTGTTAATTCCGGAAAGTTGAGGACAAGTCGAGGCAACTCATTCATGCGAGTGAGACTAGCTGACCTAATAGGTTCCAGAAAGACGATCGCGG